TCACTGTATGGGCGACTCACCTTCTTAAGGGTTGGTCTTGAAGAATAGCGGAGAGATAGCGGTTGTTGAGACATTGCGCCTCGTAGAACTGCTATCCACTTTGATTGCTCAAGTAATTGAGCGCACATTCCCTTCCACTTATCGTCTGCAACAGAGCGGCTCTGGACTTCCGTCCAGCTCCACTGTTGTATTGAGCGATTCCACCGAACGGTGGGACAACTCATGGCGACGTCTAGAGGCACAGAAAAAGCAGTGTCTCCAGACTCTCGACCCGGTTTTAAATATAAACCAGGGGCGAGAGATCGTAGGTAAACGCGGACATCTTCGAAGAAGAGTTCGCACCACCTTGATCTAAGTGTGGAATTGTGAAAAGACATAACATGACGTAGATCAGTCATGCGCGTCTTAAAAGTGACAGGACGAACGTCCTGACCCGCGTACCAATCTGCTCCACACGACTCACGAAACGGTCCCACAATGAACGATTTTTCAATGTTCATCGTGAATCCGGCCTTGCCTAATACTTCTTTAAGAAGTAGGGCAACATGTTGCGGACATATAATATCATCACCATACACAGAGAATGCGTATGGATCATGATGGTTTACATATCTTAAACAAGCGTATGTGAGGGCTGAGAATATCAGCGTCTCAAGTGGAAAGCAGAAACCATTTCCCATGCTACAGAATTTCTGGTAAGTTTTTACATTACCGTCAATTGCGTAGCTTGGTGAGCGTATTTCAGATAAAAAGAAATACCACTCAGGAGGGAGAAGATCTTTAACAAGGCCGCAGGATATTGAATCCGAGGCGGCCGCAAGATCTATTGTGCTCCAAGAATCGGCACCCAGGGTGACTGAACCAATCTTTGATAAAGATCGGTTTAGATCCTGGTTGGATAAATCTATGTTGACACGTTGTTTCAAACGTCTCTTCATAAATGTATCCGTTCCGTTTTGAAGCATCCCATTTAGAAATGGTTCGATAGCTATAGCCCTATGGGTTTTAGCTGTTTTCGGTACAAAGTCAACTTTATTATAGTCTACCACACGTACCTTATCATGGAACTTCCGTATAAATACAGAAGGGTCTTCACACTTAATTGCTCCTCCTTCAAGAAGGAGCTCTTTAATGTGTTGATTTCTCCATAACATAGGTCCAGCGTGACGAAGTGCCATAGTAGTACACGACCATTCATTAGCTAATAACTTTCTAGCTATGTTGGTCCTATTTCCATGTACTCCTATACTTGCACCGGACGTGATATCACACAAGTCGTATATTTCATCGAGATCAGGCGCAATGCCTAGCACTCTTTGAATGTACGCTCTCGCTTCACCCCAAAAGGGGC